CCAGAACTTGAACAGTGAGGAGTACCACATAAGCGGAGTGGGAGTCCAAATGGAGGCGACAGTACGGACGGCCTGCCCCTGAGGGCTCAGAGCTCGGGATCCTACGAGCGTTCCAGCAAGCGTGGCATCAGTGAAGCTGAACGACCCGACATAGCCAGGAGTGCGCACCATGGATTGGACCGTGGGGTTGGGTTGACATCTCCAAGCAAGCCCGGTGAAAAACCAGTGGTTGCCTCCGGGTCAGCGGAGAGGCGGACCGTACTCTCGAGACCTGAAGTGAATGGCATGTCAGCTCCAGGAAGAACCACGATATGATCAACAGGTCGCAAGGTCGAGGGCTTGTCGGCCATAACAGCTAGCAGTGGGGCCAGCTTCTCAACAGCCGAAGCTCCAGCCCCCACAATGGAGAACAGAGTATCAGCGAAGGAATGGACGTCCGAAACGACGGTGCCGCTTGAGGACTTGGTTCTAGCTTCTTTCTGGCCCATGTTCCGGCCAGATTGGGCAGCCAGATCATCAGCCTTAGGAAAGGTGACTTCAGGGTCTACAAAGCTCGCGTAAACGGTCACGACAGCTGGATCTACGGCGCTACCAAGCATGGACAGAGGAACTGCCACAGTCAGGCGAAACGTCATGAGATGAATCGCCGCAGAAGGGACAACCCATTGAGTGTTGGCACACCAAGGAATCAGGTAGTCAACAGCTGATTCAGTTGTGGCGTCTATGAGGACAGGACGACAGTTCATGAATTGCCAAGTACCCGTACCAGTCTGGTTGTGGAAAGCATGGCTGTTGTTGACTGTGGATGAAGCAACCAAGGTCCCATAGTGAAAGATGGTCGAATTCACTCGGACTGTGACCTTAATGGCTTTGGCCCTAAAGTAGGTGAAGAAGTTGAGCTTCTCAGCTATCTGGGGAATTCCAAAAAGGCTTTGGGCCACGTCCAAATTGGTAAGGATCGTAGTCCCCGACGGTGAGGTGTTCCAGTAGTATGTACCCAACTGGTATGACCTCGAAAGGACTTTGGATAATTCCTGGTCGGGGAGCGTGCT